AATGATGCTCGGACTTGCTGGACGACGGGCAGACTGGTTGTTGTCTATACTGCTGGCTATGAATTACTTGATCAATTACCATATGCTATTGAACGGGCATGTATTTCTCTGGTAAAATTTTACCGTGCAAAAAGCCATCAAGATCCTCTGCTTCGTTCGGAAGAGATTCCAGGTGTGATGCGGTACGATTACCAGATCAACACTATTGGAAGTGATGGTGGTCTGCCGCCAGACGTCCTTTCGCTCCTTGAACCCTACAGGACGTTGATGGCTTAATGGATAATCCTGGCCTCTATAATCTTGGTGACAAGGCGATAACGACGGCGTTGACCGATGCCGTTATTACCGAAAGCGTATCAGCCTCCGGTTCGAGCATCGCATATCGCGATCGACTCGACGGTATGTTGTCTGCGACGATTCAGGCAAATTTCACCTGGGGCGGTGGAGGAACATCAGTCTCGGTAAGGATCGAGACTTCACTCGAACAGGGCGCTAACTGGGTTGAGGTGGCACGGTTCCAGTTTACGACGCAAAGTGCGATGAAGCTGTTGAACCTAGTTGCTGGAAATGAGATTGTTGCTATCTATCAACCAGCAGCACTGACGAACGATACCGGCAAGAGCGGTATCTTCGGAACACGGTGGCGTTGTATAATTTCATCGGTCGGGACATATACGGGCAATACCGCTTTAACGGTTCGGATGGCTGCCCGATGAATCCCGACCAGGCACGTGATTCGTATAATCGTGCGCCGCTCGAGAACGTCTATATTCGGAGATACACCGCTGGGCGGAATGCACGGTTTGATTGGTCGTGCAAAGCATTGGTTCGAGGATTTGTTCCTCAAGAGATTGTTTCGGGTTCATCTATCAACCAAGGCGACCGACGGGTCATCCTGCTGTACGACGATTTAATTAAAGAAGGATTTCCGCTGCCCTTGCTTCCAACGGATGCTTTAATCATACGCGGGAAAGAAGTTGCTATCAACGCAATCGATGATTCGACTCGTCGTATTGGCAGTGAACTTATCGCGTACGACGTGCATGTTCGAGGCTAGAGATGGGCATTCGGGCAGTCGACAAAAGCGTCCACATCAGTATCTCGGGAATAGGGTATGACCCCAAGTTCCTGGCTTCCGAGTTGGCGAAGACGGCGCGGGCGTCGTTGGCGGAAGTCCAATCCTCGGGTCAAGCGCCTAAGACCTACACGAAATATATCAATGGCCGGAAAGGCGCTCAAGAAGAGAGCGTCGTGTTTCCTGGACCGATCATTTATCAATTCGAGTGGCTTACAGAGGCTGTACGGTATTCCTTGACGTACGCCAGAGCTCGCTCGCCGGTGCGAAGCGGTCGCTACGCACGCGCATGGTTCGCTATGGTGAATGGCATACACGTTAAAGACCCGACCAGCATACCGCCAGGGGCTGAGGTGATTATTACGAACGACGTTCCGTATGCCAGGAAGGTCGAAGTCGGCGCAATGAAGATGAGCGTGCCCCCTGGGATTGTTGAAGATATGCGTCAAGCAGTCCAACGACGATTTGGTGATACTGTCATTGCGAAGAAGACGTTTATCCGACTAGCTGGTGGATATAGATTGCGGAAGAAGAATCGGAGAGGTGAAACGGAGCTTACTTATCCAGCTCTAGTTATCACCGCAAAGATCTAATGTCTCTAGGTACGGCAGTCAGCGCTATTAGAAGTCGGATGGAAACTCAATGGACTGATCCGACTGTAATGTTGATATGGCCGAACGAGAATGCTCTGCCGGCCTCTGCTGTGGATGGTGGACCCCAAGCTTGGATGATGATTGAAGTAAGATGGAATCCTGAAAACGAAGGATCTATTGGAGCGCCAGGGAATAATCTCGCTCGTCGTTTTGGGCACATCTGGTTCTATGCGTTTGTGCCGCAAGGAGTTGGCGAAACACTCTGTCATGGTTTGCTCTCGACCGCAGCGGCGATATTCGAGAACGCAGACTTTAACAATGTCGTATGCGAAGGATTCGAACCTGGGGGCGAAGCCGAGGCAGAGAACGGGAATTTCTTCGGTCTCGCAGGGGCGGTCCCGTTTAACTATGACGAATATGCCTAGTCAGGGAGTGATGTAATGCGTTTCAAGGTCCTAGAGCCGTTTGCTGGCACCATACATCGTTATTACAAAGACGATGTGGTTGAGGACTATGTGGTAGAAGGCGACAGTCCGCTTTCGTGCGCAGAATGGGTCGAGCGCGGGATGCTTGGCGCAGTCTCACCTGACGAGGAAGATCTTACCGCTTTGCAAGCTGAAGCGGTGGACCTGGGCATTGAGATTGATGGTCGTTGGGGCGCCGCCCGTCTTCGACAAGAAATCGAAGCTGCTAAGGCTGTGCCGCCCGAGGTAGCCGAGGCGGCTGCCACTATGGACGACCCGGAACCAGAGAAGCCTCGAAGCAGGAAGTAAGAGAGATGCCTGGCCCTTACATCGTACTAGAGCCCTTCGTCACCGTGATTCATCGTTATCACCCCGACGATGTGATTCAAGATGATGAGGGTCTTGATAAGCCATTGTTGACTCCAGAAAATTGGATCGACCTTGGTATGATTGAAGAGCAACCGTGAACCAGCGCCATCGTCCTTTATCTATCTGGAGTAACTTTTAATGACGACTTCTAATCGGACTCAACTTGTGGTTGTCCGTGAAGTCACGACAGGCACGACGCCGACGACTCCTCGGATGCGGACGGCGCGCTATGTGTCTGAGTCGTTGAGCTTCACACCTGAATACATCGACTCGGACGAAATTCGTTCAGACCGTATGCTCGGTGATCCTATCAAAGTCATGCAAGGATCGCAAGGCTCAATCAATGGTGAAATGTCGTATCCTGACGACAACTCGCCGTTGAGTGAATTCTTGCGGTCAGCGTTTTATAATCCTTGGGTGAATACTCCGGTATTCGACAACGATGGTGTGGCGGATTCGGTCGTTACGGATGCGGGTACGACAGCGAACACTTACACGGTTGTTTCAGGTGGTACGAACGCCAAGGTGGGACACCTTGTACGCGCAACGGGTTTCACCAACGCGGCGAATAACCAAATCTTCAGGGTCGCGTCTTCGACTGGCACGACCATCGTCGGCACAGCTTTGGGCTTGACCGCAGAAGCTGCTCCTCCTGGTACTGCTAAACTCCAAGTCGTCGGTGCGCAAGGAGCGTCGGCAGACATTACCGCGACGGCCTCCGGCCTGGGCAGTACCGCCTTGAACTTCACGACCCTCGGTCTTGTCCCTGGCCAATGGATTAAGGTCGGAGGGACTGCGGCGGGTGATCGGTTCGCTACTGCCCTTTTGAATGCCTGGATTCGTGTCACTGCGATCACCGCGACCGCTCTTACATGCGATAATCTTCCGGCTGGGTGGACAACCGATACCGGCACTGGTAAGACAATCAAATTTTGGTTTGGCGACCAGATTCGAAATGGTACGACTCCGACTACCATGTCGATCGAGAAAGGTTTTCTCGACCAGACAGTCCCGTCCTACATCGTTAACACGGGCATGGGAGTCAACACCTTCTCTGTTACGATACAGAGTCGTCAGAAAGTCACTTGGGCCGCTGCCTTCACCGGCATGGGTGGTTCCGCATCGACAACGGCTCTTGACGCGGTGCCTGATGCTGCTACTACCGGACAGGTAATGGCCGCCAATGCGAACGTTGGTCGTATTGCTGAAGCGGGTGCGACCTTGACGTCGCCTAATTGGGCCGCTTCACTGAACTTCCAGATCAACAACAATCTTCGGACTCTAGAATCCGTTGACCAAGCGTCGCCCGTCGGTGTTAACGGCGGTGAATGCACTGTTACCGGCACAATCGATACTTACTACGGTGACATTTCTCTTCTGAATAAGTTGTATGCCGGCACTGCAACTGCCATCAATTGTCGTGAAGAGAAGAATAGTCAGGCGCTCGTGTGGCAATTCCCTCGAGTCTTGTATCGCAGCGGAGCACCAGCCGCAGGCGGTAAGAACCAAGACATTCACCTCGAGATGGATTTCCAGGCGTCGATTGATACCACACTAACAAACGCCCAAATCCTTTGCGACCGCATCCCGTATTTCGAACTCTAATTCTTAACCCTCCGCCCGGCAGCGGTGGGTGAAGACCGTCTCGACTCGTGATTGGTGTTGCGGGTCGGGACGCGCGCGCGTGCGCGGGGCAGCCTGCCGGGGCTGCCCCGCATCCCTTCCGGCAGAAGGAACACCAAATGGCTATCAAATTGAATTCGGCTCGTGTAGACCTAAAGCGCGAGCGTGAAGGCGAGTGGGTAGATATACCCGATTGGCCTGGGGTTCGGCTCAAGGTTCGTGGTTTCAACTATGGACCGTATATCGTAGCCAAGAACCAAGTGGACTTGCGCAACCACAGGAGATATTTCTCTAAACAGCGCGACATCCCCCAAGATGAATTGTTCCGAACGAACGGCCAACTATACCTAGACCATATCTTATTGGATTGGTCGGGCCTTGATGACGACGACGGAAAACCGATTCCGTTCTCGAGCGCCGAAGAGTATCTCCTCGACCCCGCCTTCCGTGTATTGCACGATCATATCCGATACGCGGGTGGGCTAGTTGGTGAAGTCGAAATTGAACTCTCGCAGGACACGGCAAAAAACTTGTCGCCCTCCTCCGCTGGCAGCTCGAGTCCGGAGAATCACGATCCGAATTCCTAGAAGCTCTAGTTGAGGAGGATCCCGAAGCAGAGATCCTTCTTGGTCATAAACAGTTTGAGAGACCTGAAGATGCTGTTATGCCCCCAGGCGGTGAGTTTGCCTGGGAGGCATTCTGGCGATTAAACGGAGACCGCCCGTATTCGGTATCAGGGTATTCGATTCCGATGGGAGGGGTTATACTACAGCCCCGCCCTAGGCGAATCCCGTTTACTTCAGTTAACGCCTATGCTGATCGCTACGAGATTGAAGGACAAGCGTTTGACACCTTCGTGATCCTTATCGAAGCGATGGATAGAGAGTATGTCGCTTGGGAGATACAGAGAGTTAAAGAGCAAGTCGAAAGGTCAAAGACAGTGAATAGATCCTAATGGCCGTTGCAATCAATACTCTTAAGATTGATGCCGACGCTTCTGGTTACGTTAGCGAGGCGAAAGCCGTCGAAGACGCTAACAAGAGGATGGCTGATAGTACGGCGAAAGTTGATAAGTCTATTGAGCTGACCGAACGTCGCCTTACAACCGGAGCGACTTCACTTGAGCGTTTCAAGAAGGCGAACATCGATGGATATAAAGCTCAACAAGACTTCTCGAAGGCGCTAGCCGATCTTGAAAAGTTTAAGAGTGCTGGTCTCAGCGCAGCTGAATACGAAAAGTCTTTGGCGGGGATTCAGAGGCGGTATAAGGATCTCACAGGAGCGCAGAACGATAATACTGCGGTCGCAGAAAAGGCGATAGTAAGCACTCGAGCATTAGATCAAGCTGTTAAGAACTTTGGATTCCAGCTTGGTGATATTGGGACAAGCCTAGCCTCGGGTGCAAGTCCGTTCCGTGTCCTTGCACAACAGGGAGATCAGGTTAGGATTGCTTTCGCGCAAGGCGGTGGAGCGACTGCGGTCCTCACCGCATTTGGCGCGCAGCTTAGGTCTTTGGTCCCGGCAGGTGCGGCTCTCAATGCTGTCTTCGCTACCCTCGCCGCAGGAGCTCTTGCTCTTGCTTTTAATGCTGCAAAGTTAGACCAGGAAGCGAAACAGATAAATATCTCTTTGGACGCGATGCACACGAGAGCACTCGCGAACGGCAAAGACTTTGAGGACATGGTTCGCGGCCTGCAACAGCTTGGCATCTCGGCTGGCGACGCAAGGAAATCAATACTTGAGATAGTACGGACCGAAGGCGTTAATCCTGCTTTCGCAAAACAGATAATCGAAACTGGAGCGAATATCGCCGCTGCATTTGGCGGTGATGCTATTGACCGTGCGAAGCAACTAAACGAGGCGATTGCCGCTGGCGCCGAGGCCATGATCAAGCTTGGCCTCGAGGTCAAAGCGTTCGATGCAGTACAGGCACAGAATCTTCGGACAATGGCGCTTCATTCGGAGAGCGCCAAAGCGGTCAACATAGCGTTCCAAGCGATTGCGGATACCGTTGGCGGTAAAGCACGCGACGCAATGAGTAATTCTACCAGAGCCGCGAATGATCTGAAAGCGGCCTGGGGGACGTTGGTCGACACGTTGTCTAGATCAACTGTCATTTCTCAACTTGTTAAAGATTTAACAGAACTTCTTAACATTATTGAGAAGCTTGCTCACAACAAGCTTGAGTGGAAAGACATCTTTAACATCGAGGGCTTGAAGCCAACTCTTGATGAGATTAAAGGCATCGGTGATTTCATCAATAGAAACATACCTGATTGGTTGAAAGGTAATAAAACTCCCTCTGCTGTCGCACCGATACCGCCGCGTCAACAACAACAGTCTCGTGTAGATGAATTCTATTATATTCCTAATCAAGGCACTAATTCAACTGCTTATAATGCGGACTCTGCATATCGTAGTGCCTACGGTCCAGCATATGGCGCTATGGGTGTTGACGAATTGCTTGGTGCCGTAGCGAAGAAGATTTCTTCGTCAGGTGAAGCTGGAGGTCAGATAACTGAAGCTCTAGTTAAATCATTAATTAGAGTTGAAAGCGGAGGTAAGCAAAGCGCTATATCTCCAGCCGGGGCGATTGGACTAACTCAACTCTTGCCGGGCACTGCACAAGATATGGGCGTGAACCCGTATAACGCCCAAGAGAATGTTGTCGGCGGAGTGAAGTATCTTCAAAAGCTTCTTGATCAGTTCGGAAGTATTGATGCTGCCTTAGCCGCTTATAATTGGGGTCCAGGCAACTACCAGAAGTTCTTGTCTGGCAGGCTGGCAATGCCATCTGCTGTGAAAGCATATGTCGCCAATGTCACAGGCGGAGCGGCCGACTCTGCTGGACCTACCGGAGCCACCGGGCCAGCTTTAGACCGTCCACGCGAGTCTAATCTCGATGCGATCAATAAAGAGACTGAAGCTAGGAAGCGGGCACGAGACGCAGAGAAAGAGTATAATGAGAATTTAATCTTTCAGCGCGCCTATCAAGAGTCGTTAAGCACCTCCAATCTTCAGGGTCAAGAGAAAGAATGGCAGGCGCAGCAAAGAGGTCGTGATGCAGTTGAAGCGCATAATGTTCAGCTTCAGCGCGCGAGCGTATTTCAAGCTGATTACAATAAAGGCGTCCTTGACTCGGCAGCGGCTGGTGAGAATGAGGTAGAGCAACAGCGCCGTCTCGCAGCCGCGCAAGGCGAGCTAGCAGCGAAACAGTCACAGGCGCAGAGCGGTGCCGCTAAGGCGCAAGAGATACTCGCCACGGCCTCCGCAGAGGCCACTGGGCAGCTTGCAAAGCAGCTCCCGGTCCTAAGTGAGCAACAGCTCGCAGTTGGGCGCCTCGTTAATGCGTCGAAGGAAGGCACGCAACAAGAGCATGAGGCAGCGCTTCAGAATCAGATTACCGCGACGACTCATGCAGCATTGACAGCCGCCAAAGCAGCTGATAAAGATATTACGACTGAAGCCGCGAAAGCGATTGCTGATAAGACAGCAATCCAAATCCGCGCGAATGATGTCCTTCAGCAGACACTTCAGGTCCAAAGAAACATTAACGCCAATAAAGATCGGCAACAGCTTGTTGAACTTGAGACGAGCCTTCAAGGCAAACAAACAGACGAGATCCAAAGACAGATCAGGCTTCTGCAAACTCAGCAAGACCTGAAGCGGCGTGGTGTTGATTTATCAAGCGAAATCGCCCAGGCGGAGCTCAAGTCTGTCGACAATCTTGAGCGCGCGAATATCAAACGGAATGAGGCGGTCCAGGCGCAGCAGCGACTTGATGATGCTATCCGGAGTGCGGCCGACAGCGTTGTTAGCAACCTGGGCCAAGCGCTCGAGGACGTATTCAGCGGCAAGAAGATTACTGATTGGAAGCAGAAGATTACGACCGCCTTGTCGCAGATCGCCGCACAGATGGCGACGGGGCTTGTCATTAAGCCGCTTATCGGAGACGTTATTCGAGGCTTAGGATTTGGTTCTGCGGCGCAGGGATTCGGATCCCTGTTTGGATCGTCAAGCGATAGCGTTAAAGCGAATCCGGATGGTTCAATCAATATCGGTACAGTTGCGCAGATCGGTGGACTAGCGAAAGACACTGGAATCTTCGGCGACATTTTTGGTTCTGGAGGATTGAAAGGTCTGTTCAGCGGCCTGACTAATTCTATCGATTCTTTTGGCGCTTCAGTCCTTGGTCTATCAACTGGTGGCCTGCCGCTGGCCGGTACAGTTGGTCCGACACTCGCGTCAGGCGGAATTCTCGGGTCAACAACTCTATCAGGACTCCTTGGACCGATCGGTCTTGGTGTTGGTGTGCTCGGCCTCCTTGGCGTATTTGACGGTCTCTTCGGTGGCAAGAAGCCAGACCAAGCAAGCGCCATCTCCTTCGACTTGGCGTCCGGTCAATCCGGTGGAGCACAGTCGCACGGTGTCGCGGCCAACGACCAAAGCACTCAGGCAATTTTCAAGAGCGTGTCGGAGCTTACCGCTACTCTCAAACAGCTTACAGGCGGGAACGCACCTGGCGGATTCACCATTTCCACCGGGTCGCGTCGAGGGATCGTTATCAATGGTCAAATCGGCGACCTGAAAGGAGAAGCACGATTTGGTCAAGGAGATGTGGCTGGAGCGACTAAATTCCTCGAGCTTGCCATTGCGCACTCGTTAGAAGGTGTCTCGGACACTGTAACGAATGTCCTGGGCCAAGTCACGAACCCCGATGAGATTGAAGGCGCTGCTAAGTTTGCCGTGGCTTACGATCATCTCAAAGATGCTGCGGCTGATGCTTTTACAGAGATTGAGAAAGACACAAACTCGGTCGGCCCATTCGCGCAGGCAATGTCGCAGATCACAACCGCCTTCGATGAATTGCGTCAGAACGCAGAGAAGTTCGGACTCAGTCTTGATCCAGTTAATGCGGGTCTAGCCGAAGCGACGAAGCGTCTTCAAGGCGATTTTAATAAAGCTTTGTATGAAGACTTCTTTAATTCAACGGGTCGCGATTATCTTAACAGCATCAATTCGATTGTCACTAAGACGCAGTCCTCAATTCGAGAGTCCCAGGCGGTCGGACTAGGTGGCAATAAAGGTACGCAAGACATTATTGATCAGTCCAAGATGGCTGCAATCCGTAGCGTCATTCAAGGACTCGACAAAGACAAGCTTAACGATGTCATCGACTATTACAAAGACGCTGATAGCTCGATTGCGGACCTCGCGCGTTCCATCCGCGACCTGGGCGATTCTGCGACCGAAACGACCAACGCTCAGAAAGACCTCGAGGAACAACAAAAAGCTTTCCGTGAGGAACTGAATCAAAGCACTCTCGTAGCCTTGCGTGAGTCCCAGGGACTTGGCGCACTTAATCAAATTCAGGCTGTCTTTGACAATGAACGTGACCTTGAAAAGAAGGCCAACGAACTAAAGATTGCGGGCGGTGGTTCTGGCGTAGACGACCAGATTGGACAGTTGTCGCACTATAAGGCTCTGTCGATCCTTACCGGCTTATCTGATGCTGATTTCAACAAGGTTAAAGATCATCTTAGTGAGTTCAAAGATGTCTTTGGCGATTGGGTCAAAGAAGCCGAAGGCATGCGTAAGGCATTGTCAGACGCAGCTAAGGCTGAGGAGAATTACAATCGCATCCTCGAAGAGGGCGCGCGCATTAAAGAATACCTGAAGTCACTTGCTGTGTCAGAGCAGCTCTACACTTCGCCTGAGTCTCGTTTCAACGAAGCAGCAACTCAGTTTCAAGACATCATTACTAAGGCCAAAGCTGGCGATGTCGATGCATTGTCAAAAGCGACTCAGTATGCTGATGCCTATATCAAACAGATCGAAAGTTATTATGCTGGCGGCGAGCAGGGCGCAGCCCTTTATAAGAGTGTTCTCGACGCATTGAATAGTTTGCCCGGCGTCGATCAAGGTGCAACCGACCAAGCACAAGCTACGGCAAAAGATCTCCGCGACGCTGCGGATGATATTGTCCAGGGTTATGCCGACAAGGCTAAAGAACTAATCGATGCCAATGACGCGGCAACCGAGAAGGCAATCGATGCAAACAATGCTAAGCTAGATGAGTTGATTGCCTCGAACAATAAGGCAGCAGCAGATATCATCGCTGCGAATAATAGAGCTGCGGCGGACGCCAAGGCATCAAACGATAACATCGCAAGACAACAAATCGCAGCGAATGACAATGCGGCTTCTCGCATCTTGGCCGGTTCGTCGCAGGACGCGCAAGCCATTGGCGGGGCTGTGTTCTATATCGGTGGTGCCCTAATCAATACCAACGCAGCTTTCTCAAGTAATGAGATTGGAGCTGTATACGGCGCAGCCAACAGTATCGTTCAAGCGGAGAATGCGTTTGCGAATAACAGCATGTCATTGATGACGTACTTGGCGAACACTCAGCTCGGTTTGGATAACCTCTTCACTAATAGTATCATCAACACGATCGCGTATTACGAGTCGGTCGCGTGGCAGCAAATTGTTGCCGCGATATACAATCACAGTAATGCGAACGTGTATATGATTGGCCAGGAGATCACCGCTCAATACAATGTCTCCGCCGCCGTTATCGCTACGCTGAATGCCATTCGTCAAGACCTTTGGGCATTGCAGCGGTTCGTAATCGATGAAGGTAATTCGAATGCAGGGCAGACCGCCGCCGCTGTCGGGCAGCTCCAACAGGCTGTGTTCTGGCTGCAGAGGATCGCAGCGTGACGAAGCTAGTTAATCTCGCCCGCGTCACGACAACCACGACGGGGACAGGGACCGTCACCCTGGGCGGTGCGGTTTCCGGCTATTTGACATTCGCCCAGGCGGGCGTTGCGAATGGGGATACCGTCTGGTACTCACTGCGCGATGCTAATGGTGGAGCCGAGGTAGGTATTGGAACCTATACCGGGGCTGGTACTACCCTATCGCGCGACACTGTTCTTCGATCAACTGGTGCTGCTAATACAGGGAAGATATCGCTGTCGGGTTCGGCTGAAGTCATCGTTACCTTTCTAGCCGAGACGTTGGCGCCGATTGCAATATCAGGAAGTGCCTCCGACCTTTCGACTGGTACGATCCCAAGTGGTAGAGTGTCTGGTGGGTACACTGGCATCACGGACGTTGGCACTCTGTCTGCCGGAATCAACATAACCACTAATTATCAAATCGGCGGAACTACTGTTTTAGATAATGCTGGCTGGACAGGTTATACTCCTACGGTAACGGCTAACTCTGGCGCCTATGGTCCTTCCTCACCTGTGGCAGAAGGAGCATATAAGCAGATCGGAAAAACTGTATTCATTAGAGTAAGCGTGACTGTTCCTGCGATCGGTACAGCGGATTATCCAATCTTGACATTGCCGGTAACGGCGGTCTCTGTAAAGTTTCCTCATTATTTCCTTCATGGAAGAGAGGCAGTTATAACAGGTAGTACCTTGACTGGTTTTCTTAGCGACACCACTCATGTCTTTATAGTTAAATACGATAATCTATCTCCTCTAACAGCCAATAACGTGCAATGTAGAGTATCTGGCTTTTATGAAGCAGCTTAGATGGATGCGCTAGGCGGATTCACATTAGGACAATTCGAAGGGTTCGTCCACTATCACGATGAACCTCCTTCCGGTGCTATCCCCGCTGCGACCTTTCGTGGACAGAGCATAGTTGAGGCCAACTCAGGGACCGTCGCGTGGCCGTCTGGCACTGTAGCAGGCGACTCAGCTGTTATACTGCTCTTCGGTAATGGGTCGTTGACCTTAACCGGGACAGGCTGGACTCCCCAGGATGTAACCGCCGCGCAGATCAATGTCTTTGGATCATTCTATTCTGCGTTTCATAAAGTAGGACTAACTTCAGGAGACATTTCTAGTCCGCCCACATACAGCGGTTGTGACTTTGGCGGCATAATGATCTATGTCGGACAGAATGCGACAGGTATTAACTTCATCACTAACACGGCCAATGTATCCGGAACAACGAACACCCTCACAGGTTTTACGAAGAATGCTATTAGTTCGTTGATTGTTACGCTGGTTATCGACCGGACAACAACCACGATCACAGCCGGCGCGCCATCTGGATTCTCTAATCGTGGACAAACGATTACGACGTTCTTTACTGGAGCATCAGCAGACATTGCGGCGACTGGATATACGTCAGGCACGAACGTCGTCTGGTCCGGACTTGAAAGCGGCAATACATCCGGCGCAGCGATGTGGGAGTTTCTTGCTCCCACTGGCTCTTCTTCAGGATACCTTGACTTCTCCTATCGTCCTCACGGTACAATTATTTTATGTAATATAAACGTAAAAGATCCCGGTGCTGGTATCTCAACATTGAGATTTGGTTCTATTGGATATAACGATCCATCTGCGCCAGGTTATTACGAAGATCGTATTCTTCAACTGCCTACATTCCAGCGAGAGATTTCTTTCGGTGCGGCACTCAGCGGAGAATCATCGGTTAAGACCGATAGTCTTAAACTGGACAATAGTGATGGGAGTCTAGACTACCTCCGCGACTGGGGACTGGCTGGACAGCAAGCTCAATTCCTAATCGGAGACAATGGCGATGTCTATACCGATTTTGAAATCCTATTCACCGCTCGTTTGGAGCAAGTCCTTTTTGATATAAACACAATTGAATTCCAGTTTCACGACCGGATGGAAGATCTCCAGAAGAATATCCAATCGAATAAGTTTGCTGGGACGAATCCCACTCCGTCCTTATCAAGTAATCGAGAAGGAAGAGACGACTTAAAAGGGCTGCCGAAACCCTTAGTCTTTGGACAGGTCTATAATGTCAGCCCACCAAACGTTGCAACCGAGGCAAATGTATTTCAGTTGAATGATGGCGCGTATGACAACGTCGTGTTATACGATCACGGAGTGGTCTATACGAGAGACGCAGACTATCCGACAGACGATATGTCTAGCACCACAGCAGGCGGTCATTACAGGGCTAATCTAGCACATGGTTATCTTCGGTCAGGGTCGCCTACGCCAGTCGTCGCGCCGGCCGGATCGTTGACGTGCGACATAACCAAAGGGTCTACCGCAGCGAGTAGGACTGCGGCCCAGGTGGCATTATCGATTGTCACAAGCACGAACGGGATATTGCTAACAGACGTCCAGACAAGCGATGTAACAAATCTCGATATTAAGAACTCTGCTGAAGTTGGAATTTGGATAAGAGATGAGACAACAGTTTTGGATGCAGCCCTTGAAGTCCTCAAATCTGTCGGTGCCTGGTGCGGCTTTGATCGCTTTGGGAAGTTCCGAATGATGAGATTAGATATTCCTTCTAATCCGATTGTCCGACTTTCTGACGAAGTCCTTGAGGCTGGCGATATTGAGATAAACGAAATTCGCATGGTTCCGACGAAAGCGCCGGATCGCGGTAAGCCGACCTATCGCGTTATCGTCAACTATAAGAAGAACTATACGGTGCAAGCGGGCGACTTAGTGGCAGGTTCAGTATCTACTGCGCAGAGAAATTTCCTTGAGCTTGAATATCGCGCGACAGATAAAGCGGACAATAGTACGACGCTCGCCAATAATCCGTTCGCATCCGAACTAACAGTCCAGACGCTCCTTACCACACTGTCCGACGCAAACACGGAACGCGACAGACTGCTCGCGCTCTATTCTGGCCGGCAAGACTTCTTTGAGATTGATGTCAGGCTTACTAAAGAGGTCGTCGCATCAATAGACATTGGAAAAGATATTACATTAAAGTACCCAAGATTCAATTATGATTCGGGTAGAGTGCTATCCGTAACAGGAGTATTCTATAACCCGGCGAGAGAGGTAATGACGATTTCCGCCTGGGGTCCGGTCGTATGAGTATCACTATCCTGTGCTCAATCGATGCGAAGAATCCCGGTGGCGGTATCGTTACCCTCTTGTTCTCTTCAAGAAGTTTTTCGCCGACATCTGGCGCGGGATACGACGACCGCATTCTTCAGCTCCCCATCTTTCGCAGAGAGATTTCCATAGGCGCCCGCCTGGGCGGAGAGGTTTCGCAGTCGTACGATAGCTTGAAACTTGATAACGTAAACGGGGACTTAGATTATCTCCGAGACTGGGGTCTAGCTGGCCAAACCGCCACGTTTCTTATTGGGCTATCAACCGATACCGCCGTCGCTAGTTTTGTCACTTTATATACAGCAAAGATTGAACAAGCGTTATTCGATCTTGTTAGCGTTGAGATTACTTTTAGGGATCGGCTCGAGGATCTTCGTCAGCCGATACAGACGAGCCGATATGGTGGCACCAACGTATTACCGGCTGGTGTTGATGGCACAGACGACATCAAAGGACAACCAAAGCCGAAAGTGTTCGGCGCCGTTTCAAACATAACGCCAGTCTGTGTGAACACTGATAAACTAATCTTTCAGGCTACGGACACAAGCGGAGGTATTGCGGCTGGTGGCAGCGGCATCAACGTCTTTGACAAGGGTGTCCAGCTCACACAAGACGCAGATTATACCAGCCAGGCTAACATGGAGGCGACTGCTAGGGCCGCAGGACACTTCTCGTCGTGGCCAGCAGGCGGCATGTTCCGAGTTGGGACGGGCGCAGCCGCTAACGGTTCCATTACCTGTGACATAAGCACAAGCGCCTCGTTCTCGGACGAGACTGTTGCGCAGCTCGCCCAGGACATTGTGACAGGACCGGGCGGTATCTCAAGCGGAGACGTTACCGCAGGAGATGTCACGTATCTCGACTCGGTCTATACCGGCCTACGAATGGGAGTCTATATAAAAGACGAGGGTGCGACTTTTATCGATGCACTTGATCCGTTGTTTCTTGGAATTAGCGGCTGGTATGGATTCGACCGCCTGGGCAAGTTTCGAATGGGCCGCCTCGAAACACCGGCCAGCTCTGTTGCGAATCTTGTTGTTGGTGAGTTGAGCACGACCGTCCTTGACTCGGATGATTACGATATTGAAGACCTCCGATTTCTTCCAACTAAGGCACCCGATCGCGGCAAGCCGGTATGGCGAGTCTCATTAAACTACTGGAAGAATTGGACTATTCAACAAGGTGATCGAGTTGCCACAAGTGTCACGGCCGCGCGGCGGAACTTTCTTGAATTGGAGTTCCGCACAACATCACCCGTCGATAACACCACGACTCAGACTAATAATCCACTCGCCCAAGAAAAGAAGATTGATAGTCTTTTCTTGGAGATTGCTGACGCAAATGCAGAGGCCACCAGGATGCTTGGCCTACTCGATGGACGACAAGACTTTATTGAGGTTGATCTTGAGATAACTCCGACGGTTATCTCAACAATCGATATCGGAAAAGGCGTTACACTCACCGTTCCTCGATTTGGCTATACCAGCGGCAAGGTGATGCTCGTTACCGGGATTGTCTATAATCCGGGGAAGAACCTAATCACTCTTTCACTGTGGGGAGTTTCCTAGGTGGCTACGTCGGCAGTGTTCGGTTCAACTAGCATGTCGGCCTTCTACACGTTGTCGGGCGGCTCGTATAACGCGAGTTATCCGATAACGAATCTGTTCTCGCTTCCATTGTCTCGAGTCGCACGGACTACGAATGCCACGACTGGCAGCACCATAATCAAAGGGACTGCGGCTGCTGCGCACAGCATTGGCGTCGTCATGCTGTCTGGCACGAACCTACAGTCTTCTGCGACCGTTCGCATACGGTTCTACAGCGATGCAGCCTGGACGACTAACATCTACGACAGCGGCGCGATCGCATGGCCAGGCGGCGTCTGGTGGGGCGCCGGCACAAACTATAACGTCCGCTCGTTCCAGATTGATATTGCCGACACAAGCAATCCAGCCGGCTATGTCCAGATAGGATATCTCGAGCTGGCAACCTCTGCACAGCCGACATACAACTTCACATTCGGTGCTGAGCTGGGATATAGAGTCCGTACCGTGCCAGTCGAGACACTGGGCGGCGCAAAATACTATGACCGGCGCGACAAGCCCAGGACGTTCTCGGCTACGTTCACAGTCCCGGAGGCTGAAAGTCTGACCTTCTTCTTTACGATGTATAATACCTTTGATATCAACCTCCCGTTCATCTGGCTACCACATCCAACGGATAACACGAAATGGCCTTACTCCGCCTTTCTGGCACGGTTTACCGGATTGAATCCAATGCGGTACGTCAAGTATGGCGTGAAGGAAGTAGCTATCGATCTCGAAGAGGTGCTGTGATGAATGCGGCGCCGTGTTCCGTTCCGCGGTGCGCCCTTGAATGGGTGCTTGCGACACATGCGTTCGTCCAGGGGCTCGCCCTGGGCATAGCCTCAGACCCTCGCCTCGAGCTAGGACGAATAACACTCGCTCCAGGAGTATCTTTCCACATGGATGGAAAGAGATGGATGATCCTGCTACTCTTAACGGCAGCCCTCCAATTCTTTGCTCTTATCAGGCCGGATAAACCACACTCCCTCCAACGATGGAGTGCCGGCATCGCGTGCTTTTCCTGGTCCGCGCTTGCCATTGGATTATTTCAAGGCCATCTAGTGACATACGCGCTATCAAATGCAATTCTTTCAGCAATAGTTCAGCTTTATATATGTACTTTGCTAAGAGGCGCTCGGTGGAAGGCCTGATCGCCGAACTTGCAAAGCATATAAATAGCGGGGCGATCCTGTCGATCGTTGCGATTATTCTTGTCATCGCGAATAGCGGTATCGTTCAACACTGGCTAGGCGGCCGACGATCGGAGCGCGAGGCTGAACGCGCGCGCGAAATCGAAACTCAGCAAGAGCTGATCGAAAATTACAAGACCGAAACCGAGTCCCAGCGCCGCTGGCGTGACGAGGACTCGCAGCGTTATTCGGCGCAAATCGCAACACTCGAAAAACGCCTCGAGAATGCGATAACTGCCAATGATAAGATGACCGAGGCCGTGGTTCTTTCTGAACGTGGAAATGCACGGCTTCGACATGCACTCAACCAGATGATTCAAATCATAGTCACTCACAATGATATCGCTTTGCGGAGAGGTGAGCAGCCTGTAATATCTATTCTAAGCTTACGAGGATTCTTTGGCTTAAGTGATGACCTTGACGATAAGCTCAAAGAAATACTTGGAACAGCTAGGGAGAATGGATCATGTTGATAGTATGCTCCAAGTGTCAAGGCGAAGGCACGGTCTCGCGTGTCCATGAAAAAGTATATCTCCGGACGGCGCTGTGTGATACATGCGGCGGTTCTGGCAAAGTAGTCGAAGGTGCCAAGACACCGGAGCCGCGCAATGGCTACGTCGCGGACAGCCCCGAGCCAGTCGTCGCCGGCCTAAATGACAGCTTCTTGTCTGGGGTCAATCGTTGGTATGGACTCGACCGCCAGAATAACTTCCAGACCGGGCACATCGGTGACGACGACTTGAAGGGGTTTCCGAAGCCCCTAATCTTCGGGACAGCAGACGGCCGCTTCCAAACCTTCAAGGTCGTATCAGATGGCCGTGGCCAAACCCATACCGTCAAAGTTACATGGGAATGATAGGACTATCAGTCCAGGTCGTAAGTCTTGGTGACGACGGCCGCTACGCCATCATGGTGGACGGCCTAGCCCGATTCGTTGGCACGCGCGAGAAATGTGTCGAGCGCGCTCGACTGCTATACGGGACCGACACCTCCATTGAAAACCAGAATCAGGCCCTGGGCAGGGCCGTTAGGAGAATCATATGACTACGATGCCGAGCGCAGAAGCTGGCTTTCAAGCGAGAGCTGGTTGGCTCGTTCGCCAGCTTATGACGGACCTTAACGTGTCCATGGAGCAAGCCGCTGGCTTCGTCGGCAACCTGGGATATGAGTCCGGTGAGTTCAAGAAACTTCAAGAGATTCGTCCAGAGGTTGCCGGCTCAGCTGGTGGATATGGATGGGCGCAATGGACCGGCTCGCGCCGGAGAGACTTTATGGCCTACTGCTCTTCGCATCATCTTGCGCCGTCTTCCGATGAAGCCAATTATGGATTCCTCGTCCATGAGCTGCAACAAGAAGAGTGGGAAGGATTCTTACGGCAGCTTCGCGGCGCTCGTGGACTAGAGCAAGCTGCTCGGATCACCGAACAATTCTATGAAAGGCCACGGGAGGCGCAGAATGGGACTTATGCCAGCCTTCCGACTCGTATTGCCAAGGCACGCGTAGCCCTTGCCGGCGCCCAAGCTAAGGACAGCGGACCAACGCCCGTGCCCGTACCTTCAACGCCGCCTGTCGTGGATCATCAAGCAGACATCATTAGCGCGATTCGCAGCATCCAAATCTCCCTGGCCTGGCTTGGATACTACAAGGGCCGCGTCGACGGCGATTGGGGAGATCAAACTGAGGACGCAATGTGCGCCATGCTGGACGCACGAGAAGGCCTTGAACGTTGCTAAGGGTACTCTGTACCGCCCTGGGCCTTTCCGCCCTCGCCCTGGCCACGACAGCGCAAGCCCAGGTGGATTTAAGGCAGTATATTTACCAGTACGAATGTCCGGACGGTTCTCCACCGAAGTTCTGTCTGGACAGCGAGCTGAAGCCCATCGAATTCAATAGCACCGTCCACACTCGATATCGCGATTGGGGTATCGGGACCAGTGGCTATATGACGACAGACATCTTCCGTTGGTTCGTGGTCGATGACAAGCACGAATTCAGCGCGAAGATTTGGTCGTGGGACGAGGCATTGCCGACCGACTATAGCACCGTCGACACGAATGCAAATAATGGCGGTGAAGTCTACGAATATTACAAGAATGTCGACGGGAAGATGGAGGTCCGCATCTTGGGGACCAAAGACAGCGGGACACCTGGCGTAGATCAATTCTTTAATCCGTGCGAAGCAAAGAATCACGGTTGGGTTATCGCCGACGAGACTGTACCGACCGGACGTTGGTCGGAACGAGTTTATGGACAGCGTGCCACGACGGGCCGGACTGGCTGTCCCGATCCTATAAATCATGGGTTCACTAGGACGAGGCTCGAGTGGCTCAACATTCCGTATCAATGGCCGAATGGTTGGATCTTCTATTACAACGAGCCAGTAATCATCTCTAAACAATATGATAACACTAGCGAGGCAAGCGCGAAGAAGGTTGAAGGCTTTGCCTGCATCCAATTTCGTGGTTGTCGGATATGGTTCAAATGTGTTAAAGGCCCAGGGGAGGATTTAGATTATCGAGATCCGAAGATCAAGTTTATCGATTGTCCAGATATCGGATGGCAGAAGGCGGATATGCGCGCGACGCTGAAGATGTTTCCTGGGCAGAACTTTCAACCGGCTAAGTATAAGTGGCCTTGGAGTTAATGATGGACGCCAGCGACATTCTATCTAAAACAAAATTTATTGCTCCCAGTCCGAGCGCGATTACTCTACTCGCAGGGCAGCTCCGGAACATCGTCGCGGGCTTAGGCGCGATCGGCGTCTTTGCTGGCGTAGAATGGAGTGATGCTAAACTTACAGCGATTAGCGCCGCAATCCTTAGCATTGGAGGCGGATTGCTGTGGATCGCAACAGGCGTTTGGTCCGCGATTCAAAAATATAAGAGCACGGCGGACGATCATGCAGGCTCGGTAGCGTCCGCGACTATCTCAGCGAACGAGAGCGCCAAGGCCGGAGAGCCGGTTGTCGTGGTTGTTCCACCGCCGCCATCTAATTCGCCATAGGAGGCTGTATGACCCAAGTCATAACCATTGTCAATGCCTCGATGGTTCTCCGAGACAATGTTGTCCGGAACTCGATACGGGCGTATCAGAAACAAATCGACCGTGACTTTCTGCCAGTGTGGGGCAAGTATTTCTCGGAAACGTCCTATAGACTAGAGTTCGTGTCGAGCGATGTTATATTCCACACATTGAGCAGTCAGTGGCCTATCAAGAAAGATAGCTGGCCAATCTTTATCAATCGGCACTCGACAGACCCCGGCGTCCTGGGCTGGCACGATGATGATATCAAGCAAAACTTCCCAATTCATGGACGCGTATTCGCTGGGGACTGTGTCTTACATGAGCTCAACTGGCAGGTTACGTTAGGACATGAGATCCTTGAAACCATTGCGGACCCGTCGATTGAGCGTGTGTGGCGGATGCCCGGCCCAGGAAAACGGTTCGCAGCCTTTGAGGTCTGTGATGCGGTAGAATCTGACGACCAGGCATATCTAATCTATGGGCAGTCGATGACGAACTTCGTCTACCCATCTTACTTCAGCACAGACACTCAGGCTCTACTACAATATGACCATCTCAAGAAGCTTCACGCGCCGTGTCCGTCCCTAACACCGGGCGGCTATATGAGCCTCCAGGTCGATGGCAAGTGGACGAAAATAATGGCGGACAAGGCGGACGGGCTTGCTGGTCGCAGAGCTATAGCAAGAACCTTCCGTCGTACCGCACGGGAAGACAAGACTAATCTTCAGGAGGTGGTAATATGAAAGATATCCTAGGCGTTATCCGAGACGAGATTAAACACTTGTTCAGCAGTTGCGAACAGGAAGAAACCCCAGCCGAACAGAAGGTCGCCACTGTCACAGTCGTTGCCGGGGACACCCTATACGGCATCACCGAAAAGGCACTCACCCGCGACGGCAAGCCAGGTGACGGCGGCCGCTGGATAGAGATGCGCCCGCTTAATCCTCAGCTCATGCAAGAGGGCGCAGAGAAGCGGATTCAGCCTGGTGACGTCATCCGCATTCCCGCGAGCTGGCTTACCTAGTCGTAATCCTGGTTCCAGCGAGCGTCTTCTACCGCGTTAATAACATCCTCGTCGGGGATGGTCTGGCTACGCCGGCCCAGGCGGTCGTCACGCAAGTCGCGGACGATGGTCGCACCATGGACAGCGCAGCGGCTCAGGAACGCGGCGTCTAGCGCCTGGGCGAGCTGCTCGTCGGTGGGTTCGCCCAGGCACTCCGTCCGCAACAGGTCAAGCCGGTCAGCTACCGCCAGGCGCAATTGATACCGTTCCATGGAACCTCCTACAGTGGCCGGACAGTGGGGTGAACGCGGGCCGCTGGTATGGTAGCGCCCCCACCGTGTTCATGCGCCCTGGCGCGCGCCCTGGGGTCTGGCATGAGCGATGCAATGTACCACATGCGCCAGCGGCGCGCGACCGCCATTGCGGGGTGCCGCTCGGCTTTGGCTACCTGATGCACGGCGGCCATCGCCCCAATGCAGTGCCCGCACGCAGCTCTCAGCGTGTTGCATTCCTGGCAGCAGGGCCGTAGCTCTATGTCCGCCCCTGGGCCAGGACCCCAAGCCATCGGCATGATGTGGTCCTGCGATGCTCGGCGAGGATGGTTCGGATGCTGCTTCGACCGAAGCATCGGTCTTCGGCAGTAGACGCAATCACTGCTCATTGTTTTCCTCCTGCGCGCGCCTTCGTATTTCAGCAAACGCTACAGCCATAAGCTCATGCGCAAACACGTCGACGGTGCTCAATGCGGGCAATAACCATTGCGCTGAAGCAAAGTCGTCATCCCCTCCATAGTCTAAAGCTTCACGCACTTGCATTAAATAAATTTCTTCTCGCGCAGCCCGATCAAGACTGCTGATGTCTTTGCTCATTGCTTCTCTCCATCATTAAGGTGGGGGCTACGCCCCCACTCGCCATTCGTCTACATCGCTTTTCTCCATGGCATAAGGTGAGGTCTTTATGCCCCCACCTTATACCACATCCTCTAACCTTCCAGGTAGAGGAGAGTCTGCTTCGCGCGGGTTGCTGCAACGTACATCAGGTTCTCTTCCTGCTGGAGCTGCCAGTCCTGGCGGGCTGCCTTGCTCGGCATCAAGCTCGGCTCCAGAATGGCGACCCGATTCCACTCCTGCCCCTTGGCCTTGTGGACCGTCGACAGCGTCAGCGCGTTGCTGGACTTGTCGTCGGTGAACAACGTGGTGATGTGCTCGACCAGCCCAGGGATGGTCCGCTTCGTCTCCGGCAGGTTCTTGATGATGACCATGATGCACTCAACCCGGTCGCGCAAGCATTCCGCCGCCGCCTCATCTTCCTTTTTCAGGAGCTTCGCGACTTCCCGGTCGCGCCAGGCATTCAGCTTCTCGATGAGTGCGTCGATTCCGCGTGCCCGTTGCAGCATGATGAGGTTTACCAGACCCTCGCCGATTTCTTTGCCTGCGACCCGTGCGGCCCGACCCGATGCGATGATGCGGTACGCTAGGGTGACTAGCGGGTTCGTCTGCCGGCAGAGGACCGCGTCGCTCTGCTGCAATGTGGCCAGCGCCTCGGCCAACGGAACGTTGTGCTTCACCTCACCCTCGTCCGCAAAGCTGGAGGGCTCGATGTATTCGACCCATGACTGCGCCTGGCGCACCACGCTGCGAGCGCAGCGGTAGGACACGGTCAACGGAAGCTCCCGCGTGCGGAACTGCGCCGCGATGAGTTCCATCGCGTCGGTGCTCGCCCCGGTGAAGCCGTAGATGGACTGGCGGGGATCGCCCACCGCTACGACCCGGCCGCGCGGCTTCAGCATCCGGCGGACCAGCGCGCGACGAATCGGGTTCGTGTCCTGCGCCTCGTCCACGAATACGATGTCGTTCTGCCAGAGCCGGAGGTTCCACATTTCGACCATGTAGAGCTGATCATCAAAGTCCAGCTCGCCGGTCTGCGCCCGCTTGTTCGACAGCGCCAGGAGCTTCTGCGCCAGGTCGACGGCTCGCTCGATGGTCGCGTCGACGCTGTCCAGGTACATGCCGTGATGGTCGATAATCCGATACCAGTTGTCCTCGCTATCGGCCTGAATGCAGCCGATGCCTTCGCCCTTGGCCAGACCGACCAGCTTGCACACGAAGGACGAATACAGTTCGAACTCATCCTCTTGCACGCGGTCCCGCAGGAGGGTCCGGCACTTGTTCGACTTCACGGACACTTGCGCGTCCGGGAGGTTGAGGTAGCGGCGGATCGCGCCCATGCCGACCGAGTGGAACGTCCCCATCCGGACGCCTTTGTACCGTGCCGCACCGTCCGCCTCCATGACTTCCGACAGGGCGGTCTTGAGATTGTTTGCGGCCTCGACGTTAAACGCCAGCCCTTGGACCGCTGCGCCCGCCTGCATGTAGCGGAGCGCGTTCTTGATGACCGTGGTCTTGCCCGAGCCTGCAACCGACTTCACGATGAGCGAGCCGGACCGGACGTTCGCGATTGCTTCGAAAATGGCCGCCTGGTGCTCGGAGGCCGCAAAACCGTTGAGGAGCGTGTAAGTCATTTCCGTGTTTCCTGTTACAAAACCAACCAACATCAGCATCCTAGCATCAAGCCAGGGGCGCATCAACGCCTATCGCATAAAATTTGATGTATGACGCGGCGCGCGGGCCGTACCGTAGCACGGCCAGCCCGCGTGTTCTGCGCCTGGCGCGGCTCTACTTTTCCGGTGGCCAAGTATCAAGTAGGGTTTTTGTTCTTGATGACTTACATTGAAGCAACAAGACTTTAACCGTGTCTCGATCGCCCAGGCTGTCCACGCGGTCGGCAGTCTTTTCGAAATACTCGCGCGCCATTATCGGATCGGTTGTCGTAATAACAACCTGATAATAGCCGCCAACGGTTCTTCTCGGAATGCTGTCGGTTCCTTCCCTGTGGCGAGTGATGTGGTTGCTAATTGTGTCTCTTGACACGCCAAGCTGCTTTGCAAGAAGCTTGACATTGAATTTCGGCATAGCATACGCCTGTTCAATGATATAAGAATGCTCCAGACGCTTGCCCATTGGCTCAACCCTCCACTATCACTGGTAGGGCCGCCGCCATTTCGTCGCACCAGATCTTGAGGTCGACCTTAGCCTGCTCCGCCTGGGCGCGCTTGTACGTCTTACCTGTAACAGACCCAGCCATATCCATGGCGCGCTTCATGGTATAACCCCGCGTCGGTTGAATCCCTTTCTGCAAAAGACCGATGGCGCTCTGGAGAACCATCGCTTGCATAAGACGGGTCGCGTCCGGCCCGACGAAGCTGGTACAACTCGGGCAATTCTTGATATAGCTTTCGTCGTTGGTCATGGTTTACCCCATCATTACGAACTTAAACAATAGGCCGACCAGGATGATTAGCAACCATAACCCTGGATTAACGCCGGTGGAGAACCCGAGCGGGAATCCTAGCCCGGGGATGCGGAAGTAAACGCGAGGATTCCGCAGCGTGTTACGAGGCATGATACGATCCTTCCGACCAGTAGCCGCCACAAGCTTCGATGAAGCGGTCCTTGTTGAACTTCACATTGTCCGCCGACAATGCTCTAACCATGCAGACGACACAAGCGTCCCATCCATGGTCGCGGAACCGTTCCGGCCGCGCTGCTTTAAGCGCTGCCGCAATGATGCGATAATCCTTTGCGGTCATGTTACCCTCCCTTCCGTACGAGGTACAGCTCGAGAACCGAGGCGGTGCTCCATGCGTGTTCCGCGGCCGGCGCACCATGCGGCGTCCACGAATCATATATGCGACCGTCGCACATAGCCATTGCATGTTCGACCGCGCCAATGAGGAACGACTCGCCGGGGAACTTCGCAGCGGCCCAGGCGGCCACCTTGTCCAAGCGCCGGCGCCCTGGGCCGAGGGTCTTGCAGCGCATGACCTTATAGCCGCGCTCCTGCAACGTCGCGATAGCGGCGCGCATGGTGGACTCTACGACCATGCCGGTGAGCGTGCTTGCGCCACCGTGACGGTTGAGCGCTGGCTGGATAACCGACTGCCAGTCGTCGCCCGTGATAGCTACCAGCGCTGACGGTACGCACCAAAGGCCGGGAGGGATGGGATGCATAGCTAGGTTTCCTGTTGCTAGGTCGGGCCGCGCCCCATGCGCGGCCCGTGTTGAGGTACGTTAGCCGATCAGCTTCCGCTTGTCTTTCCCGACTTGCGTGTCGAGGCCGATGCTGTTGCCCGCCGCGCGGCCCGCCTGGTACGCGTCCGAGTTATGCTTCTCGTACGCCTTGCGGTCGTCGTTCGTCCAGCCATGCGACCGGCCACCGCGCCCCCGTTGCGCGCGCCGCGACTGATTGCGCCAGGTCGCAGCGGCGGACACCGCCTGTTCCTCACCGTAGCCATACGACATATAGAACGCGACGGTGGGATCCATGCCTTGCGCGACTAGCGCCTCTTCCTTCGCCTTGCGCGCCGCGTTCTGTGCTTCATTCTCGCGCCGACGTGTAGCAGTCGTGCCGGGCGGGAATCCGTTGAGAACGTCGTTGTTCAGGTCTCGCTCGCTACCGTACACGTCCATGACCATCAGCTCGGTGCCGGACCCGTTACCCTGCGCCTGTTGCTCGGCCTTGCGCGCCTTTTCCTCCCGCTCCCGCTCCCGTCGCTTATCGGCCAGGCGCTCGCATACACGGGTCGACGCACCTTCGAGGAAGTAGTTGAACTGGCGGGTTTCGCGATAGCTGATTCCAGCTTCCGTGGCCAGCCGGCGCATCGTGGTGTCGAGGTAGTCGTACATCAACTCGGTCGCTTGGACGTTAATGGCGCGGCCGATAAGGACGTGAACCCGCGACGTCTTGCCGCGCCCGCCGCTGTAGAGCGGCTTCTCGTTCACGATTTGCGTGATGACGTGGAGGCAGAAGTTGTTGTCGGCCAGGTTCGCCATAAGGTGGCGCTGGTACTCGTACATCGCCCGCCGCGTGGACTGGACCTTCGAACGCGTCCCGCCTACGTCGGCCGTGTTACCGCCCGCGGCCTCGACCTGGGCCATCGTGAGCCCGTTGTCCTGCAACATGCGCTGGACGTGCTCGGCGGCCAGGGAGGCCTCCGCTTCCGTGGTGTTTGCGTGGTCGCGCATAGCAATAAGCTTTTGGATGCGCCCGAGGACCGAACCGTTAACCTGTTCCATATCTAAGCTCCCGTTACAAAACCAACCAACATCGATACTATGCGCCCCACCGCCGCATAAGGCAACTAAAATATGCGGCGGCAGCGCACGATCGCATCAAATGCCGTCTATCGGCGGGCTCGGGGTGCGGCGCCGGTTTCGGCGCAGCCGCTTGCCCGACTTTGCTTCATGTCTCTTAACATGCGCGTAGATTGCATTTGGGCTGACGCCAAGTATCCGGGCAACCTCACTCATATTTCCCTCTTGTCGCACCATTTTGATGACCGCTGCATGGTCGACCTTTTTCTTATTCCCACCATGCCCTAACCGTGGCAGCCGCGCGCCCGTTTCTTTCTCATGCTTTATTACATAATAACGGATAAGCGAACGGTCGATTCCGAGGTACTTACCGACTGCGGCCATGTTGTGCGTTCGACGAACCATCTCCACAATTTCGTCTACATTCAGCCCGGCCATGTCACCCTCCCTACATATCGACAAGATTCTGGAGCGTTTCGGCAATGCTCTCCAACTCGCTGGCAGCGTCGTCCATTTCACAGGCGGCCTGCTCCATATTCTGGCCACGCTCAGCCTGTTGCAATCCTTCGGAGAGGTTGTCGAATTTCTCCTGCTCTTCTTCAGCCAACTGACTGACAATAGATTGCGCTTCGTTGATAAGCGTAATCGCCTTGTCTAACTCGGCACGGTTTGCTTTGTTCATGTCGCTTGCTCCTTTATCCCAGTTTTTCCAACAACGCCTCGGCCTTGCGGACCGCCAGTTTAGCGTTGGAATAAGCAATTGCCTCACCAGGAATGTTCTCAGTCTCCATGGCAATGTCCGCGTTTATTGCAGACATTAGACGCAACGCCTCCCGCAACGTCTTCTTGTCGCTTAGTGTAAGCCGCTTCATTTCGCTATCCTATCGATATGCTGTTGCACAGCGTCCAGCGCCGCATGGAACGGCAGCGCATACTCGAGCACGAATACCGGACGGCCTACCCGATAGCGCCTGGCGTAGATGTCCGCACGGGCGCCGTCCGCGGTCTCGTGGACCTTGGCGCGGAACAGACCGTCTTTGCTGTCAACGATGAGCATGGTTGTCCTCCCTACATGCGAGCTATGTGATAACCGTCGTGCGTCAGCCATATGGCCGCCTGAACCTGCTCCTCGGTCGGCAGGAACACGGGGAAGAACCGCATGGTGTCGCCGGTGGGCAAGGGTGCCGCTGCGATGATGAACCGGATGGGTGACTCTACCGCCAGGGCCGCCTGAACGGCCCGTCGATACGTTGCATAGTGGCGGCCCTTGCCGGACAGCTCTGGAAACAACTGTGTCATAGCTGCGATTCCCGTTGCTAGAGGAGGTGGACGAGGATGTTGTAAACCGTGTAGCCAGCGCACACGATGAGAACAATGACGACCCAAGTCGCGAGCGCTAGGAGAAGATGCAAGCCGGTCATGATGCAGCCCTCTGTAGGACTTGCGCCCAGGTTAGGACGCGGCTGGTGCCGTTGTCGTCCACGACGTAGCCCGTGGTGGAGTTGAGGAACGAGCCGTGCTCGTCCGGGAGCGCCTGGAGCCCGACCACGCGGACGCCCTTGCGCGCGAGCATTGTGACCGCCCTGCGGCCGAAGTGACGGTAAGCGAACGAACCCATGACCTAACCTCCAAACAAAACCAACCAACATCGACACTATGCGCCTGCCAGCCAGGTTAAGCAACTAAAATATCAGGCGCCGACGGACTACCCCGGATGGGGTAGCCCGCCGCGCTCTGCGCGGGTGCTACTTGTTAAAGCACAGCATGGTTGTGATGTGCGGCGCGTTGGCGTGGTACTCCCGCAAGTGCGTCACCAACTGGCGCACCGTGTAGGCGGTATCGTCGCCGTCTTGTAAGTTATATGCCAGCTCGCTAATAAACCCCTTAAACACCTCAGCTGGTATATAGTCCAAGCTATTTGTGTCGTTTGGCATTTGGCGCTGTCCTTGCGCTATGCAAGCTAGTGCGGCTGCACTAGCTACCTATAGCTTAAGAGCACCGTGCTATTTAGGCAACTAAAATATGCAGCGCCGACGGACTACCCCGGATGGGGTAGCCCGCCGCCCCAGGTTTTACGCTTGCGGGATGTAGTACACCGCCGCCCCGCGCGGGCCGTCGCTTACGATGTTGTGGCCCTTGGCCACCAGCGCCTTAAGCTGGACACCGATGGTGACGCGCATGCCCCCGGTCTCGCTGGCGCGGTCGGGAAACTGGGCCGCCAGCGCAGCGTATAGCTGGTCCCGCGTGCGGCGCTCGCCGTCGCCCAGGAGGGTGAGCAGCGCACCGATAACGCCGGCCTTTGGCTTACCCTCCACCTGGGCCACGACAGGCGCAGCAGCGGCGGTCTCCGCCTGCTTGGCCTTACGCGCCTTGCGCGGCGCCTTGGCAGCGGGCTCCGCGGCAGTGGCTGGTGCGGCCGTAGCGGCGGGGAATACCACGACGTTGGACTTGCGCTCAATATGCTTTACCATATGCCCAATCTCCACGGGCAGCCGCGCCGGGTCCGTGGTGCCGCGCCTGTAGCCAGGAACCTTGTCGCATGTGACGATGTAGGTTTTACCCTCGCGCGCGATAACCATCTCGTGCGCGTCTACGAGCGCCTGCACCGCCTGGGCCAACTTGGGCATAGGAGCCTCGATATGCTGGATGGACGCGTTAACGTGGTTAATGATGCTGGCCATAACCAAACTCCCGTTACAACAGCGGTTTACCACATCAGCAAACCTGATGCGATATTGCGCGTCACCGCCGGAAAAGGCAACTAAAATCTCACGGGATTTGATGCATCAGGCAGACCGTATAGGTCAGCGCGCGCCCGCGCGTAAGCACAGGCGGCGCTCGAGGTCAAGTACCACTAAAGGATCAGGGGCAGGTGGGCTTAGGTGAAAGGCCATCGCGAGGCACCAGAACCACCATGACCTCAGACTCAGAAACCTTAATTCCCTGCTTCACTCGATTCATAACCATTGGCAACATTAACGCAGCTTCCCTCTCTGACTCATCAATACGTCCGTTGAGTTCCGTTGCTCTCAGCTGCAAAAGCTTGGCAAGTCTCGCAGACTCATCCGGCTCCAACTGATTAGTCGGCTCCAGCTTCTCCAACAACGCATCCATTTCGGGTGTGTGGAAGTGCGTCAATTGTTTGATAAGAACCGCTTGAAACGCCGCCGAAATCGGTGTCAAAGACGCGGTAAGCATCGTCACCTGTCTCTGTAATTCTTCATTATTTTTATGAAGTGGTTCAACAATTCCAGTCAAAGACGCTAACTGCTTCTCTAAATCACGAATTCTCTCATTCGTTTCTATAGCGGTCCCCTGCAAAGCGTCTGCTTTATTCTTTCGAATATCTCTGGCTTTCCAAAAAGCAGTGACCAACAAGCCCAACACTACGGTCAGGATAGCTAGGCCAATGGAATTATATGTTGAGTATTCCATGTTAAGCCTTATTCGATTGCAAGTGTCGGATTGCCGACACTAGATCTGACACTTGGGCGCGAGCATCGGCCAGGGCGGTATGCGCCGTCTCTCGCTTTGGTTTTGCCCAGCCAGCTCTGCCAGCCAGCCAATAGATTGTCCGAACGTCCCGGACACTGTTGTATGCCCAGGGTGGCCCTTTGCCTGTTGCGACGCGTATCGCATTCTCAAGAATAGGGATATCAAAATTGGAGCCATTGCTCCAGACGCGTTCTACAGAATTGTGTTGCATACGGTAACGAAAGAGAAATTCGTCAATAGCGCCAAAAAGATTATCAGCGTCGCGCGATACGCTTCTTTTCGCATCATTGCTTTGCTGCATCCACCACTCGACAGTTCTAGAATCGATTGTTAGTCCAGAGAAAATACAAGATTGAAGTGCAATGGTTTGCTCAAAATCACCATACTCCACGCCCTCTCTATCTAAATCAAACCAGACCGCACCGATCTGGATGATTGCTGCATTTGGTTTTGTGCCGAGTGTTTCAAGGTCGATCATTAGGTCCATAGTCGAAGCCCCTTCCTTCCCAAAACTGAACAATCGACTCATGGCCAGCCTTCTCGCGTTCCAGATAGGTAACGCGGCTCATGCCCAAGTCGTCCACGGTTCGCTTCAATGGCCAACGAGAACGCCGTCTGGCAAGAGCGGTGCGCTCAGCCAATGTCATTTCTCGCTGTACGCCTATCTCAGCAAGTATGGTTCGGATATCTCTTTCAGCAAGCCTGTCTGCCTCTGCGTCATGATAGCGCTGTAATGTCATTCCGAAGCGTGCGGCCGCCTCTTCTTGACTCATTCCTGAACCGATGCGAGACCGCGTCCGACCCCAAGGTGAAACCTGGCGCCGACGCCACAACCATAATTCCTCTCCAGGGGTGAGGTCCGTGAGATCTAGTTTCATTGTCTTCTATCTCCTAATACTTGTAGAAGTTCGGTTAGGGGAAATCGACCAGAGATGTTAAAGATTGGATCGGGCGCCTTGCGTTCAAACAAACGTCGGGCGCCAGCGGTGTCGTAAAGTCTCCAATGCTTATCGCATCTTCCGAAGAGGTGCCAGCGTCCTCCAGCACGCACTTCATTCTCACCCCATATAATTTGATCCAGAGTCAGATGAGGTGGCGGATTCCCGTTCTTTGGGAATAGCTTGAGTTCAACCCATCCCTGGAGTCCGAATGGATGAAGTAATGTATAGTTGACGTCCGGCGTCCCTATCTCGCAGCGGTTCTCGATGCGCTTGAATCGTCCATAAGGGGCTACCATCCTGCGCATGGTCCGCCAGACTTCATTTGTCTCCGTCATCGGCGGAGTCTCCTAAATGCCGCGACTATCACCTCACGCTGTCGTGGCGTAATAAAGCCTTTTTCTTTCCACTGTGAATAGATGCTCTGGACGACTTCGCGGAACGACCCATTAGATTCATCGAGCACAGCCTCGAACATAGCTTCCAATTCATCTTCCGTTACGCCATGCTCCGACTCGTTCTTATCTTCGAATTGCGGGATGATTTGGATAGACCTGTCCAAGACTCGGGTCCAGGTCAGTCCCTCAGACTTGATGAGTTTGTTAGCCATGCGCAGAGCGGACAACGCCTCGCCTTCGTTATCAGACATGGTAAGTTCCATGAACTTCTTAAACCGGGCGAAATCCGCAAGTTTCATTTGCTGTACCTAATCTCATAGAGTCCGCAATCAATAAGCTCGCGCACAATTGCCCGAGCCTTATCCTCATGCAATATCTGAGTGCCATTGTACTTCACTGGAATTTTATCGGCAACGACAGTCATAATCGGTTCGCCAACATCACGAACTTCCAGTGTCTTGCCATTTGAGACAAGGAGCTTCACACGCACTCACCCCAATTCGCACCACGTTTCCAATCGACGCGGAGCGGTACGTTTAGATCTACTGTGGATTCCATTATATGTCGAGCGTGCTTAATCGCCTCCTGCGCCTGGGCCGTGCGCGGTACGCTCCAATCGTTCTCGTCGTGTACGGTAATGAGCGGGGCGCCCAGGGCGTCGCAGACGCCAGAGTCCCATGTATCCTTTAACGCCTTCTTGAGTACGTCTGCGGCAGAACCCTGCAAGATGCGGTTCAAAGCCGCGTGACAGAAGGCGCGCCTGATGTTTCCTTCACCGCCATACAACGTCACGGCCTCGTCGTACAGCCGCATCCGCTTCTTCCGGTCGGCTTTGCTATCCTGCCCAGGGGTGGCTCTGTCGTTCGGTTCAAATAGTGTAAACCGCTGGCGCCGATTCAACAGAGTCTTTACATGGCCGCGCGCCTCGGCCATCGCCATTGCGAGTAGACCAAGTTCGCGGACGAACGGCAACTTGGCGTCGTACTCACGACTAAACGACTGAGCCTCTTCAATTGAAATGCCGGCTGTCTGCGCGATCTTCTTTGGGCCGCCCATATACACGCGGCAGAAGTTGACATTCTTCACACGCTTCCGAAGCACCTCGTCGTTCGGATCGATTCCGATCATTGCAGCAGTCATCTTATGGAAGTCTGTCTTTGAGTCATTGATGTACGACTGGCGCGCCTCTTCTGCTCCATTCAACGGTTGCTTTGTCTTTGGATGAATCGTCTTAGATGCAAAGTGGACGAGCAGTCGATACTCGATTTGGCTTTCGTCCTGCCGCTCGAAGTCCTCACCTTCTTCAGCTTCAAATATCGACCGAGTCATCGGTCCTAGTTCCTCGTCGCGCGCCGGCTGATTCTGGAGGTTCGGCCGAGCGCTGGCGAAACGCGCCATAGTCCCGCCCGCTTCGCCTTTCAGCTGAGGAAACTCGGCATAGATTCGACCATGTACGTTATGCCTTAGGATATTTCCTGTATAAGTGCTTATGACTTTATCTACTCGGCGTGCAGCCTGAATAGCATCTACTAAGATGTCTTTTCCTTGATGTAGCGCAAGCCATTGCTTCGTGACAGACAGTTTGCCTTTCTTTGCTGTGCGCGGGACAGGGAGGTTCCGGTCCTCGAGGCACTGTGCAAATGAGTCCGGCGCCCATATGTCCGCGCCGCGTTTACCGCACAGACGGCGCACCTCTTCGACCCATTTGTCGCGCTCTTGTACGAGCTGCGCGTGTACTGTCTCAGCACGGGCTACGTTAACCCGGACTCCGCGTAGGCGCATAGCTAACAGGATCGGGATAAGTCCGCGCTCAAGGTCGTACACCTCTTGCAGACCTTGTTCCTGAATTATCTTTTCTTGTTCCGCAAAGATCCGGAGCGGTAAGTCGACGTCGCCTTCACCGTATGCCCCGACGAACGATGAGTGCGCCCGCCAAAGGTTAGCTTTAACTTTTGATTCAGACGTCCATCCGTTCGCGGCGCCCCAAGCGTACAAAATCTCGTGACGTTTATTTTCCCCAAGGTGATACTCCGCCACATCGTCCATTGAGTATCCGTGTGGTCGCCACTCATCGATGAGTGGTTCTGCCAGTAGAATATCGTGAAACCCTCTTGCGTTCTTGAACGTAACGCCCCATTCAGGCATTGCCATAAACTCGAGGTCATAGAGTAGATGGGCGCCCACAACCTCGCCAGTGAAGGCATTCAACTCCTCCTTGGCCCAGGCGCGCACCTTGGCCTCGTCCATGTTCCCGCCGCCTTCGTGGCGGACCGGCATGTACGCTCTTTGTCCCGTATCGGTCCCAACCGCCAGACCGACAATGTACGAGCCGCGCCGAGACCCTGGGCCGAGCGACTTGAGGTCGTCGTCGCGTGTCTCAATGTCAAACGATAGCCGCTTCACGCCGGCAAGCGATGGCAGTTCGGTGGGAGGCGTCCAGTCCGATTCGGGTAATGGTTGAAGCCCGAACGTTTGGCGCATCCGGTCTTTCGGCTGCGCCGTCCAGAACATACCAACATCGTCTTCGAAACTAGCCACCTACTACTACTCCTTCTTCTTTTTCCACCAACGCCCCGTTCCCCAATGATGAAGAAAGAGTGCGACTATGAATGCGATAATCAAGCCTGCGACTATCGATTCCGCTAACTCAACTTCCAGCTCTGTCATTCTACTCCCCATATTTTGTGAAGCTGTAATCCTGCGATGTAGTTGTGACGCATCGCCAGTTTAACGACTGCTTCTTGATTTCTTTTGTTCCTGGAATTGATCCCTACATCGCAGGGACTGAGATAAACCGGTGCCCCCGGCCTGGGCCGTGCGACCCGGACCCCATCCACTTCATATGTTGGCTGTGTCCCTTTTATTGGGAGGCCGTCTTTCTCGTCGGTATGTCCAGCCTCGATAACATATTTGAACGCCGCTGCATGTTGGTAGATCTCAGGGTGGATCTTCGGCGTCTTTGGCGATACTACAATATCTAGAACACCAAGATCAATATATTTTTTAAGATAATCTTCCCAAAAGGTTCCTGCCGTTTCGATTTGAACGTGGAAAGACCTGGCGTAGAAAGATTGAATCAAGAGGTCGAGGTTCTGCCGCAATGGTTCACCGCCAGTTAAAACGATAAGAGGCGGCGACCATGAGTAAGGTTGATAATGAACCTGTTCAATAATCTCCTTTATAGACATATACGGATCGTTCTTATCATCCCAATTTGTATCGCAGAAAGTACAGCGCAGATTGCAACCACTAAGTCGGATAAAGATGGCAGGCTGTCCAACAAACGGCCCTTCACCCTGCAATGTATAGAAGATTTTATGCACCTGAAGATAGCCCGGTGAGTTCGTCTTATGCCGGACTTCGTTCTGACCAAACATTAGCGCCTCCCTACGACGAAGCCACGGATGCCGTCTGCCTCGAACGAGGCTGGCTGCGGGAACGAGTCGGGTGCCCACCAGTCCGCCTGTTCGATAACAGGCGTCAGATACCGGACGGCCCACGAACTATATTCGGATCCAGTCGGAACAGGAGTCTCGTCTACCTCAGCCTCAAGGTATCCTTTTTCAGATCGACCAACGATTTTATCTTTGTAAATTTCGATTGAGGTTTCTGCTACACCCGCCACCTGGGCGTACGCCTCTTTCCAGTCGTTCGTTAATTCATGAGTCCCAGGCTTCCAATTCTCTGGCGTCAACATCTTTAGAACGACTGCTGGAAACTCGCCAATTAGAAGCTGAGTGCGTAGCCACGAACCGTCATCGAATCGAAAAGACATGTGTTCGGGGTGGATTTGAATACCATCCAACTCTTCATCACGTCCAAGTATAAAATCAACGGCCCAAAATGGCAGTAGTTGGCCATTCCCGCCGGCCCCGACGCATTCAACTTCTGCTAGGACGATGTTGTTCGTCGCAAGCATTCGGTCTTTGCCGAGGCAGACCGACATTGCCCAGGGGTGGACGGCGTTGTCTGAGATAAAGGGACGGGCGCGTCTTAATGCGTCCACAAAATCCGGGGCGGGCTCTTTCCAGTCCGCAAAGGGGCGCGGGAGACTCGGCGTGTCGAATTCTTGGAGGACTTGGATCGTACCGCGCGACCGGCCAGCTTTGAATGTGTACCGCGAACCGTCCATCTTTGTGATGTCATCTATACTGTCGAGACGGTTGATAAGCTTCTCGAACATATCTCCTGGGACCAGCATGTCCGGGCATTCGAAGCCGAGTGGACAGCACGCCACAAGGCGTCCGTCTGTGGCGAGGATCTTGTTGTTCTTGATTATATAAACAGTGAACTCGGCGACGATATCTTTTCGCGCCAGAGCCTTACCAATCTTCTTCAGAGGCGATTTGAAATCCATCTCCGTACATCTCCTCTGCTGCATCCGTAATGCGGAGCTGCGTGTCGGTGAAACGATCGGTTCCCCATTCCTCCAGACTTTGAAACACGGCTGCATTCACAACGTCACGGAACGAGTAGTGCTGACTTAGTTGTTCGCACGTGACACCATATGGCGCAACCCATTCATTGACTTCATCGATTTCGCGAGCCGTCATTGTGCTATAGTGCCAGCCCTTTGCCTTGCGGGCTTGTGGTGATTCTTCAGAAAACACGACCTTCTTTAATTTGCGCTCGCCAGGTTTTCGGAACATACAAGAACCGAAGATGCCTGTCATCAACCACGACGAGCTGTCTACACTGTGCCAGGGGTAGCGAAACATAAGCTGCGCGTCAGTGAGTCCGAAGCCGTGAACTTTGACCTTTGCGGTCCCGTCCGCGTTGGTGAGATACTTCATCCAGAAGTGGTCGAGTAACTCGCGGAGGTCGCGGGTCGACTCCGGAACCATGCCACCGATTAGGATGTATTCGTGCCCTTCATCAAGGTACGCACGAAGGACATTATCTGGTTCTCGGACGTGAAACACCGGCTTGACATCGAGCCCAGCTTTACGATGGAGATATCTAAAGTATTTGTATGACTTGCGTGCGGCCTCGATGTCCTTACCGATCGCGTCAAGCGAACTACACACGGTCCAGATATTCCGCTTCGCACACTTGTTGATATAGATTGCATATTCTCGTTCTGGAATCTGGACGCCCTTGGTGAAGGCGGTAAACGCTCCCGAATCAAGAAACAAGTCCCAGCCGAACTTTATGCTGTCCTCAATGGCCGTAGACAGCCCCGTGTCGGGGTCTTTTTCAAAGTTCTGCCCCTCCAGCCCGTGGTAATAAAACGAGAACAGACGGCGCCGGACATGCTTCGTCCAAATTGATGCAACAGCCTCACCACCGACCCGGCGCAAAGCTGAGGACGTTGAGATTTGCGCGCGTTCGCCTGCTAGATATATCTTCAAGACAGGTCACGCTTTAATGCTTTGCAGGCATCAACCAGACTTGAGAAGAAGTACGTTGTGTGATAAGTTAACCAAGGCGACCGCTGGGACATGCTGATATCGATGACATATGTTGGAATCTTAACTTCAGCATATGCTATTCGCATTTCCATTGCGGTCCCAACACTTGGTTTATCGAACATAACCAGGAGTGCATCAGAAATGCCGATGTCCTCGTAATCGTCCTGGACAATGAATCGTTCAATGCCGGGCTTATCTTCTTTCCCGCGATAATCTCGTCGGATCGGATCAAGCGTTTCAATCTCTGGTTCAAGGATAGTCGCGGCAGACCTACGCCATTCGACGCACTCACTGTCCGGACGGCCTAGGATGGGACCACAGAGATAGACTATCGGCTTCATTTCAGTCGCAGCTCCATGAATTCAGCGCGCGCACGAGGATCGTCGTATAGAGCACCGCGCAGAGCGCTCGTTAGGGTAGGCGTATTCGGCGAATGGACTCCACGTGACTCCATGCACATATGGCGACACTGAAGGATGACGCCTACGCCCAGGGGTTTTAGGTGCTCATCTAGCGCCTGGGCGATTTGTGACGTCAACCGTTCCTGTACCTGGAGACGATGCGCAAAGATGTTGACAAGACGGACCAGCTTGGACAGACCAACGATCCTCCCGTTCGGGATGTATCCTACGGTGGCGGTCCCGAAGAACGGCGCGAGATGGTGCTCACAGTGGGAATAGACCGGGATATTGCGCATAACTACCAGCTCGTTAAAGCTCTCTGCGCCGTCCTCAAATGTCTTTAGCACGTCGGCGGGGTTTTCGTTGTACCCGCTACACCACTCGCGCCAAGCATTCAGTACCCTTGTCGGGGTTTCAATTAGCCCTCCGCGCGATGGGTCTTCGCCAATGTATTGCAGCAGTCGACGGATATTGTCCGCAGCGGACTCTGTGTCGTCATCTTCTGTAGACGTCTCCCACGGCATGACGAGCCAGCTACCGGCCCACTCAGGCCTGCGCTTATCGAAGAGGGCGCCAAAGCGAAATGAGTGGCGGAGCGGTTCAACGACGCGCGCATAGGTAGCGCCCGAGTCGTAGATATCGTCAACAATGACTGTGGCATTTGCGGGATGCGAAACGATGACAGCGTTTGTCATGCCAGCAATAGTTAGAGCAACAGGAACGCCACCTCGAGGGACGCCGTAAATCCTATCCGATCCTTTTATAGCTAATCTCTCGATAAGATTGTGAGCTGCATGGAGTACATCAGTTTCGGTAAGATTGAGTCTCATTGCTCGGCCACCTTGTCGGCCAGATTCTTGAGGAGCGTATCAATTGGGAAGTTGTTCTCGGCCATACCTTTCAAGCTTTCAAGGAGGTTGACGAACCGCGTGTAGTTCGCCGTCTCTGGTAGATCGCTGATGAGCCCGTCCAGCCAGGCGCGGACGATAAGCGGGTCTGGCATCCTAGCCTTCTCGAAAGAGTATGCGCGCAGAACCGTCGCGTGGTCCGCTCCGCTGGGCGGATAGGTGCCGTCGTACGCCGTGTGACTATATGCCAGGGCATAATAGATATCGGGACTGTGCGCCACATACGCGCGCAGTGCCTCGTCTTTGGTGTAATGGAGGACAGGCGTGTATAGAGTAATCCCGCCGAGGTCGCCAAGTGCTTCGTTGATTGCATCTTGTTGCGCGTCAATAAAGTCCTCACGACAGTCCGGATAATTCGCGTTGTCTTCTTGGCAGACGCCGACCCAAATATCCCAGTCATCCTCCGCATCGAGTGCAATAGCTCGATTCGCTGCAATGGTAAGGAACAGAGCGTTCCGCATAGGAACAAACGTCAGCTCGACGCGGTCCCCGATGATCTGTCCCATCTGCTCGTGATTCTCGTACTGCTCGAGCTCCTGGGAATGGTCGACCAACGGAGAGACGCTACGCAAGATGCCGTTATTGATGTTGATAATTTCGTGCGTCTTCACGCGAGCTATCTCAACAGCGATCTTGCGAGCAGCATCGATCTCTCGTCGGTGCCGCTGACCGTAATCGAATGTGATAGCGTGTATCTCGTCGTAGACTTGTTTTTTGGCCAGGAAAAGAGCGATGGTTGAGTCTTGTCCGCCGGACAGGACAACGAGTGCTTTAGGCATGATCGACTCCTATACTGGATAATCAGACCAACAATTTGGTGTTTCGTAGACCCGGACATGACTAAGAAACCCATTGGAATTAGTCATTGTCTGTATGGGGGCTACGAGCTGCTCAAACCAATAGCGCGCCAGGTTCTCGGCGGTTGGAACATACGGTACGACAAGGAGCTTACCACAGCATCCCTTGAACTCACAGAGCAATGGGTCTTGTGCCCAGGCGATCATTGCGTGGTCTGCTGGTCCATCGATGAGTTCAACCATGAGCTCTTTCAAGAACCCAAAGTCCAGAACCATGCCTTCCTGCGGACCGGACTCATACAACGTGCCCTCAACAGTGGCCTCAACTGTGTATCGGTGTCCGTGGATGTTCCTGCATTTTGATTCGTGAGAAGGGACGCGATGCGCTGCGTCGATTTCAATCTTTCTTGTGATTACAAACGACGACACTGGCTTATCTCCTGTTATGTGTTTGTACTATATGCTACCGGACATGATTAGTAAACTAAGAAAAAGGGCGGTATGGAAAATCATACCGCCCTTTTCCTTCCCCCGTGCTATTAGTTAGGCGCCGACAGGCTCACCCCAATAGATCTTGCCAGGAAGACGCTTGCCTTCCGAGTCGTGCCGCTCTTCGCTGTGGACAACGAGGCGACCCTGCTGATGCAG